TACACCGATGTCACCTTCAGAGCATGCGGATCGACCTCAGTCCTTACAGTTGCCTTTGTTGAAGGCAACGGGACCAGTCCCGCTTTCTCCACAGATCTCCATATCTGCGACAAGATTGCAGAGACTTGCACCAAGTTAAACTTGATGTTCAGTCTTTGTAAATGCGCCAGAGCTTCCGAAGCCTTCGTTATGGAGGTCTCGGCTTCTAGAATGGCCTTGTTTGCATGCCCATCAGTTATGACCGTTACCGGATCCTCTAACTTACGTTTGAAGAATAAATCTTCTTGGTAAGCTTCGAGAGATTCCAGAGCAGGCTGAACCAGGACACTCTGCACAGACTGGCAGAATGGCGAAAAGGCTGTTAGAGTCTCCTCTGGGAGAGGACGACTCGTATCAGCTGATTCCGACCATAGCCATTCCGGCCATGTTTTGAAGGCGAAACGAGAGCCAATAACGGGGTTCGTCAAGGTGACGGCAAGAGCTCGTGCCCGTCGGTTCATGTTTGACCAACGTGCAGTTGAGATGCCAGATGCCACCTTGAATCCAGCGCCAAGAGCCCTTAGGAAGTTGGACAGTGTTCCACGCTTGGACCAGGCCGCTAAGGCCACAGCTACAGACGCCTGCCCTTGGGCAGCCGCCCAGAACTTCGCCGGAAGCCCACTAACGTCCTCTCCTCGAAAGAAGAGGCGCTTCGCGAACTCCAAGCTCCGCCCTGTTGACACCATGGACTTTTGCAGCCCAATCTTCACGCGTAATAACCGGCACAACGCCCGGTACTTCCTGGCTACGCGGTCGTGAGCAATGACAACGTCATCACCTAGCACCGCGTATAGGACGAACCAACCCACAACCCCCGCGCGGTATGCGCTGTACTGTACCATTGCGTGATGTATTAGAGCGAGCATTCCCCAAGAGCTATAGGCTCCCATAGGCTGACCCGTCCCGTACTTCAAGAACCTTGATGAAAGTAGCAACCCCTTTGCTACCTTCTTAGGGATGGAGTAGGGACGCCCAACTAGTAGGTTAGCCCACGCCTTGGCATATGCCGGCCCGAATATTTGCGCCAGTAGCAGTTCCTGAATCCGCACGGGTATACAGTCAGTCGCAGCGGACAGGTCATAAGAGTATATCGCCTGAGTTGGAGGTACCAGTTTGAGAAGACGATTAACCGGCCGAAGCTGGTCGAAAGTCCCATCTTGTGGTATCTCTCTCAAGATATCAAATAACCAGTCATGCAGTGGCTTTAAAGCCCATTGCGTCCAGATATCTGCTAAGGCCACCACCCGTACCTTACCCGCAGGCTCCGGAAGCAGGGCTAGTCGCCCACACAAGTTCGTTCCCCACCCATGAGCGTTGGCCAAAACCTCCACACCCCCCTTCATCTCCGAAGAGACTCTAGAGGGCATAGGGGCTCTGGTTGCCGCGCGGGCCATTGGGAGGTATTGTGCCGCGTGCTCCAGAAGCGTCCAAAACGACCTAGTCGTTCCATAACCACCCGGTATAAGCCGTAAGTAGTCTAGGAGGATGTTGGTACCTAGCCCATAGAACCCGTCTTGCGACGGTTTCGGGGCCTCGCCTGGCTGAACATAGTCAGTGCCCATCAGAGCGGTTTTGGTCCACAATCTCGCCGAGGAGAACCTGTGTGCATAAGCGGTTGGTGTACCGGATAGGAGGAAGGGTACAGGCATTCGGTCTAGTTTAAGTCCGTTGACGAAGCCCGCTATACGCGGGTCTTCAAATTTGTCAGCGGACACCGAAGAGATCACAACAGGCACCGGCTTGGCCAGGACGGATGTCCCTATATCGACCAGAGGCTGGTCCGTGTGTTGGCTAACCATTGGAAGGAAGCGCTTCCTCACCCAG